TTTAGACAAAAAAAAGACCCTTCCGAAGAAGAGTCTTTTGAGAAATATAAGCGTCTCGCTTACATGAGGTTCTTAACAGAAACACGTCTGTAGTAACGGTTAGCGTTAACGTCAAGATCGCCATTACCTTTTGTAAGACCTTCAGCGAATGGGTTTGCAACCATACCGTATCTTGTCTTAAAGCCGATCTTAGGCTGGAATGAATTCTCTCCAACCGCACGAACCATCTGTAGTGGAACGTATGGGCAATAGAATAATCCAGCGTCATAAGGAGAAGTACCCTTATAACCAACAACATAGTACTGATTACCAGGTGTGCCGTTACCAGCAGTTAGGTTAGCAGCATATGGATCGATGTATACTTTGTACTTACCTTGTAATGTACCAGCAAATGTATTGCCTGTATCATCAACATTAAGGTTAGCATTAAGTGCAGGAGTGTAGTCAAGTACACCAGCCATTGTTAGTGCAGAAGCAACGTCAGCAGAACAAAGGATGATGTTACCCTTTCCACGACGAGTTCTTTGTGCGATTGCGTTAGCATCACGCTCAATTTGGAATAGAAGTCCTTTGAACTTCTCAACTGACCAACGACCATTACTGTCGATGTCTAAGTCGAATGTTCCAGCGTTAGCAACGTTCTGTACAGCACCAGTTTCAGCAGTCTTGTAGATAGTTCTAATAACTTCTCTGTTGATTTCCGCAAGGATCTCAGTAGAAAGGATATTAGCAAGTTCTGCTTCAGCATTAAGACCATGAATTGCTTTCAAGTCTTGAGCAAGTTCTAGACTGTACTCTGCCTTGAGGGCTCTTGACTTCGCAGTCACAGTAACTTTCTCGATTGAGAATGCCATCTGGTTGAAGGCATCAGTGCCTGTTCCAGAAAGTCCTTCAGCAGAATCAGTACGTAGACCCTGACCTGTGTTATATGCCTTTTGTGTAGCAGTAGTTGATGGATTTAACGCACCTGGATTTGAACCAGCTTGTGCTGTTGTACCCATACCAACGGCAGCATTGGTGAAGCCGTTTGCATCATCAAGTCCTGCAGGCTGACCTGAGAACGCTGTGTTTACTTCGTCGTAGAATGTCTCGTCTCCAGTTTGACTGGTATAGCGAGATCTCATTGCGAAGATAAGTCCAGTAGGACCACTCATTGGTTGAACACCAGCAAGGTCATAAGCGACCAAGTTAGGCATTGAACGACGAATAAGTGAAATCAATACAGGGTCGAAACCTTGCATTGCACCTGTAGTAGCAGCACCAAGACCTGGGTTAGCACCAGATGCTGTTGAGTTTGTTGGAACTGCTTCTGTTAAGAATGAGCCAGACTCATTAAATGCTGACTGTTCTCTTTGGAATTTTTCTTGGTTTTCGAGCAGGACGGCCGTAACCGCTTTTCTGTGGGGATCCTTAATTTCTGCTGAACCCTCATGGTTCAATAGTGGAGCCCACTTTTCCTGCAACTGTTCTGAATGGAACATTTGCTTTTTGTGTAAAAGTTAAAGTTTGTTTGATTATGTTAAAATCAATTATTTGTTAAGACTTTGGAGTGTCTTTAAGTAATGAGCCATTGTACCAGATGCTACTGCTTCTGATGAATCAACTCCTTCTGATAGACTCTCGGACTTAACTGTTGAAGATGACTTTGTAGGGAAATAAGATTCCTTTAATGTCTCCAACTTGTCACGATATTGTGCTTCACTATCAAACTCTACACTTTCAGCAAGTGAGGCGAGCTTCTCTTTCTGAGTGGCTGCAAGGCCTTCAGAAACAGACTCAAGAATACCATCAGCAACAGACTCAGCAAGTCTCTTGTTTAATCCAACGTTCTTCTCAATTTGCTCATTGAGCTTGGTTTCCATGTCATCTAGTTTTTCTACCATACTCTGTAGTACATCATATTTTTCTTCAGGGATAGTTACATAATGTTCTTCAAAAAGACTCTTAAGACCAGTCATGAAAGACTCAGTGAGTTCTTCCTTAAGACCGCCTTCGACTGCAAGTTGGTTCTCAGTGAACCACTCTTCAGCTACATATTCTAGGTAGGAATCAACACGCTCGTTAAGAGCACCTTTGATTTCTTCTACTTCCTCGACGAGTTTAGTCTCGTAACCAGCCTCAAGAGATTCCTTGATTTGTGTTACTTTACCTTTGATGGCAGCTTCAAGGATTGTTTTTGCTTTTTCCTTGAACTCTTCGGAAAGTTCTTCACCTTCTACAAGAGCAGTAACATCTTCTTCGATGTCAATCTCTGTATAGTCAGGTGCTTCAGCAACAACTTCCTCTTCAGTAGTCTCTTCTTCAGATACCACTTCTTCAGTAGTTGCTTCTTCTTCTGCTACTACTTCGTTTGTAGTAGTTTCTTCTTCCTCAATAACTTCCTCGGAAGTTTCAACTTCTTCTGCTTTAACAGCTTTCTTGTTAACTACGTCCCTAACTTGCTTTAACGAACCAGCAGCATCTTTGAGTTTTGCTGAGTCATTAGTTGGACTGTAGTTTTCAGGTGTTGGACCGCCAAGGTCTTCTACTGTAGGGGCTGTGCCGCCAGTAGAAAGCTTCTCCATAGGTTGTGCAGGTGCTGCATTAGCATTTACTGCAGTCTTGGATTGCTTAACGTCCTCTTCCATTGCTTGTAAGTTTTTGTCACTAGACATTTGAAGTTTCTCCGATTCTCGTAAATTGTGAAAAAATCTATATTTATTTATAATATAAGACTTTACAATGAGTTAATAAACTCATTGAAGAGATCTAATTTGTTCTCTTCTAGCCTTTTTTGATCAACTAAAGTGTTGATTCTTCTCTTTGCATCCGATGCAAATTTCTCTCTGAGTATGTTACCTTCCCATACCCACTCTTTACCTTCCATAATTCCCTCAACAAATGCATCGGGAGCAGAAGGATCAGCAACTATATCTGCTGCTGTTGCTAACATAAAGTCTTCACCAACAACATTAAATCCCTCTTTGGTTTGCTTCAATGAACCAATACCACGAGAGGAAACACCGAGTTTTACACCTTCTTCTATAAGATTAGATGCAATTTTACCCATTGGTGTATTTAAGATTTTTGCTTTTCCAATAAAATTAGAACCGCTTTCTCTTAATGAGACAATTTTATGTGATACACGATCAAGGTTTACTGTAGGGCCATCTGGATGACCTAGTTCGCCAAGTGCTCTACCACTTACAATATTAGACTCATTATATCTTTCGACCTCTTTGCGAAGAGTATCTAATGGATACATTCTACCGTTACGGTTTTTGATATTACCTTGAAGGAAAATACCTTCTATAAAAAGAGATCTTTTACCTCCCTTTGATTCAGTAATAATGTTTACCGATTCAATTTCTTCTCTTATGAGTTTCATTTTATTCCGAAACTAATATTGCATTAATAGTTATTTATAATTACTCTGCGTCAGATGCCTCTGGAGTCTTATCAGCACCAGAAATTACATCTGCAGCATCCGAAACTGCTTGATCTACAGCCTCTTGATCAGACCCAAAAGTAGAAGCAGCTACTGAACCTTTGACACCATCAATTTTTTCTGCTGATTTTGCAAACAGAATATCTTTAATCTTGTCGCTAATATTGGATGGAGACTCATCAGAAATGATCATATCCATTAAATTGTCTTCCATTTTAAATCAAAAACATATATAGTCCTTAATATTTATATCTCTCCACCAGAAGGCATTTCTGGAGCATCTGCTGCTTGTGCTTGTTTTTCCAAGTCTGGTTCCATGATTGGAGATCCCAAATCTTGCATTGGTTGTCCAGTCTCAGGATCAACAGGAGCCATTGGATCAGGTATAACACCATCTGCAATCTCTTTCTTCATGAGTTTATCCTGTTCGATAATCTCTTCATCAGTCTGTCTTAGAAGTTTTCTTCTTACATAATCCTGTGAATAGTATCTTCCAACATATGGCTCAGCAGATGTTGCTGCTGCCATTCTTTCATTAAATAACTCAGTTTCTTTTAATTCTGCAAAATGATTATCATATAAGAAGTCATATTGTATATGTTCACTCATTGTTTCCCAGTCTTCTGGGGTAATGATATTCTTAAGAAGTAACTGAGTTCTTAACATATCATTGAATAAATTTGCGAACCTTTTTCTTAAACGTCCAACAAATTTACTGAATTTTAATTCATCACGGAGTATTTCGGATGATCTACCCATATTAAAACCACCATCTCCTTCTATTCTAGAGATAGGAACATTAAGTGACTTGAATAATTTCTTCTTAAAGTACTCAATATCGGTGATTTCTCCTAAGTTTTGTCCACCAGGTAAGGTAGTAATCTCTGTTCCTCTACCACCTTCTCTTCTTGGAAGCCAAAAATCTTCCAACATTGCCATGTATTTTTTATCATCACGGACTTCACCAGTATTAGCATCATATACTAACTTGTTACGATACCTATTCATTACATCACGAAGGTATTGTTCTGCCTTAACTTTAGGTAGATTACCAACATCAATATAGAATATTCTTCTTTCTGGTGCTCTTGATAATCTGTATATAACCAGACTATCCTCAATCATCCTTAATTGATTAAGTGATTTAATTGCTTTATGTAAGAAAGATAAGGTATTACCTTTATTTCTATCAACTAATCCAGATGTACAATATGCAATAGAATCCTTAGTCATCTTAATTCCACCACCAGCAGATCCAGCTCCACCAGTAGGATATGATGCTTTTGGATTATAAAGGAAATATTCTTCTATTTGAGGAAACTCATAATCCATAGGATTATCATTAAGTCTCATTGGGTTTTGAAACCTACTATTATTATCAGTTTTCTTTTGCTGTCTAACATAACGCATTTTTATTGCGTCAATATATCTCAATTCCTGTATACCTGCTTCTGGATTTTTTAGATCAATTACTTTATGGTAATATAATCTTCCATCTACATACCAATTGCGAACAATTTCGTGTGCTTTTTTATCAAAATCCAATAAATCTTTGATATATTTAAATTCTTCTCTAAGTTTTTTCTTAATACCATCACTGGCATTTAAATGATCCAAGTCCAATTCTACAGGACTATCATTCAAATCTGAAACTATTGCTTCCTGAATAACATCTTCAATGGCACTATCACATTCTGGATGCAATGCCATCTCACGATATCTTCTTATTAATTCGTATTCTGTCTTATAGATTCCTTCTATATCGACATAAGAACCAAAAAATCCACTACTTAAATAGTAGTCAACCCCGTCCTCCTTATTTGGAGGTACGGGGGAAACTACGTCGGGTGAAATTGGTTCGTTATCCTCTATTGAGAATCCAAACAATTTAGCCATTATCTAAACGTCTATAGTTACTGTAGTATTTATTATACCACAAATATGCAAATAATGCAGGGTTTTAACCTTCAGTATTATTCTTGGTCTCAGGAGCCCAGTAGTTAACTTGGAACTCAACTGTAAATTCTTCAAGTACATCTGAAGAATCGTAAGATAAATCAATAGCACTAACATTTGTTGGCCAAATGTCATAGAATCTATACTGACCTGCATCAGTTCTCTTAGCTTCTGTTCCTGTTCCTGATGTTGCAGTAAGAGCAGATGGATCTCTAAGAAGTTGAGAAACTGTTGCTTCTCTCATATAATCGCCAGGATCTGTAGCACCAGAACCATCTTTATATTGTGCTATGGTTTGCATCCAAGTTTCCATTGCATTTCTGATTGCGAAATCAGTATCATTGATAACTGTGATTGACCAAGGTGCAAATGTTCTGTCACCTGCAACTTTGAAAGTTCTTCCTCTAAAAGGAACTTCTACCAGACCAACTGTTGATTCTGGTAATTGTGCTCCTTTACATAAGAACTTGATATCTTCACCAACTGCATCAGTGTATCCTGGAAAATCTGAGATAGTTACCTCAAACAGATTAGGCCTTGCACCACCACCTGCAAGAATTGATTTAAATTTGGTTAGAGAATTAGCCATTTTTTTTGTGTCCTCCTTTTATTAATGTGCTAGATTTAAACTCGACCTGCTACTTCCTCGAAGCTAACACCTGTTCGTGTAGCAACAAAGGTAAGAGTAACATAGTTGATTGACTTAGCAGGCTTCAGGAAGATGTCTGCTCTAAACTCATTATTATCAATAACATCAGGTGTGTTATTGGTTTCGTCGCAAATAACGAGGAATCCGTTAAGACCTCTCTTTGCTTGAACATCACGTAGATATGGTTCAACAATTGCTCTAAAGTTTGCTCTTGTTAAATCATCATTCAACTCGAACAACTGGGCATTTGCTGCACCTTCAAGTGCTTGCTCGATTGTAAGGAATAAACGACGAACGTTGATTCTGTCGAATGCTGATGCATATCCTAATCCAGTCTTATCACCGAAGAGGATTGTTCCAACACCAGGTTGTGTAACAACTGGGTTAATTCTCGCAGGATAAATCTTATCTCTTTGAGCTTTTGTTGGGTTGTATGCAAGTTTAATTGCATTATTAATAGTACCACGCTGTTGTCCTGCTGGTGAGAACCAAGGATAAGCAACAATGTTTGTACGTGTCATCAATCCAGCAATGTCTCCATTGACAGGAACATATCTAAACTTATTATTAAATCTATCATAAACGTACTTGTAACCACTATCAAATATTGCATAAGATGATGAAGTTAGTGGACTAAAGAAGTTTATTAGGTTTGTAGTCTGAGTGTCAGTATTTGCTATATTAACAATGTCTGCTCTGTGTGGCCCAATAGTAGCAACACAATCTTTTCTTAACTCAGCAATTGCAATCAAACTATTTGCTTTTGCTTGAGATTCGGACTTAGTTGCACCACCTGGTCCCATGATTAGGTAATCAACTTCTACTTCAGGATTCCTGAATAGATCATAAGAAGTTTTAAGACTTCCTAATGCTGCAGTTAAGTTACCTGCAGATCCAGCAGCACCAGAACTATAGTTCTTACCACCTGTTAGAGTGTATGTAACATTACCGATTGCAGCATAGGTTATTCCTTGAGCATTTTGTCCCCAAAGACCATCGCCATCAGTAACTCTTACATAACTTGCAGCATTACCATTTGATAATGTGAATCCAGTAGATCTAGGAGTTGGTGATGAAGCAAGATAAGTTGTTAATCCAACTGATGATGGGTTAGCACTTGCAAAAAGATTCGCTGAATTTAATGCAATGAAATCTTCATAGTATGTCTTCTGTGGAGCATTAACTGCAGAAACTGCATCTTTTGCTTTAGAAAGACCTATGTGCTTCTCAAGAATATTACCTTTAATTCCACTAACAGTTCCAAAGTCGTCTACGACAACAACATGGATTTCATCGTTCTTAGCAGATCTATCATTAGCATATGATGATGTAGCAGGTTTTGATGCAATCTCTTTCCAAGAAATGGAAGCATTAGTAAGACCTAATGTTTGAGCATCGTACCAGTCAGCCTGTGCTGTTGCTGTATGAGCACCACCTGCAACAACTGCACCAGAGTTGTTAATTATATTAAGAACTGCAGTTGCACCGAATGAAGCAAAATCTGCTCCTTCTGCATAATCAATCTTGGTTTCTGTACCAGTAGAATCTACTCTAGAAACAACCTTAACATCAAGTGTATTAGCTGTTGTATCTTTACCAGTAATAATACCTTTGATATGTCCAGTAAATGATGAAGTAGTTCCATCACCAGGAATCGTTAGACCACTTACAGATGTAGTGATACCGAATCCAACTGTTGCTGCAGTAACTGCTGCTGCTGGAACTGTAAGTATCTGATCTGCGATACCATCAATAGTACATACTTTTAAGTTCTCGGCCCAAGATCCTGGATTCTTAGCACCGTAGAAGAAAGTAGAACCATCTGCATAGTTCTCAACGTAATCTTCATATCCTTTTACTTTAACGTCTGCAGCTGCTATTTGAACACCAGCATTAGCATTCTTAAGATCTGCGTCGTCTGTCCTTACAACTTTAAGAACACCACCATATGAAAGGTAAGATGATGCACTCATCCAATATTCGTATTGTGCGTCTGTATTTTGTGGTTCTCCAAAAACATTTAGTAGATCTTGCTCTGTTGCAATATCAACAGGATCGTCAATTGGACCTTGTAAGAATGGGCCTGCGATAGCACCAATGTTATCTAATACATTCTCAGCTCTTCCTACGGTTAAATCAACCTCCCTTATCAGTACTCCAGGAGATAATTGGGGAGTAGCCATGTTTTCTTTCTCCGAATTTAT